AGTTCTGTACTAGTTACATCCCATGCATCACTAAAGTCATAAGCAATACCATCTCTAGGTGTTAGCTCACCACCAACAACATCCCACACATAATCTTCTATTGCAGCAGCGGCAGATGCACCACTAGTTACAGAAGATAAATCTATACTTAATCCTAACCCCGGCATTAGTATCCTAAGTAAGCAATTACACCACCATCAGCATCAGCGTCAATACTAAAGCTATCCCATCTTCCAAATATTGTAAGACCCTTTGGAAAAACAGTTAAATCACTATCACCACCTGCGTTAATAATTTGACCTCCAGCTGCATTACTTCCAGCGTTTGGTGTATTAGATGTGCCTGCTCCACCTTCACCTGTATCATCACCAACACAAATACCAGTTGTCCCATCTGAAGCAGAATCTTGAGGTGTTGGAGATAAAGTGTTAAATGTTGTGTCAGATAAAAATTGTATTGCAATTATTTTACGATCATTTGGCGGAACTACATTTGTAGTTGTGTTTGTAAATATAGATCCGTTTTGTCCAAAGTCGTAACCTGTTCCGAAATGTATACTCATTTTGTTTTTGTTTTATTTATGTTTTATTTATCTAGGATCAAAAACACCCAAGTTAAAATTACCACTTAATATATCATTACCTGCTGACTCAAAGTTTTTAGGTGGTTTTTCATTTTTTCTTTGATCAATTAACTCTGATTGTTGAGTTGCTTGTATTTTTGTTCTATTATCTTTTCTGTCTTCTTTGTTTGTTTCTTTACTCTTTTGAGCTTCAACTTCCATTTGCTTTAATTGCATATTCATTTGAAACTCTAATTGCATTAACTCTTTTTTAGCAGCAACTTCTTGTTGCATTTTTTGTGCTTCTATTTGTCCTTTTAATTGTTCTAATTCACTATTAATTTGTACTAATGCTTGTTGTTTTTGAACTTCAGCTTGTGCCGATACTTGTTGTGATTGAGCGTTTGCATCTGCCTGAGCTTGTATATTTTGCTGCTGTATTAGTTGATCTTTTTGTTGCTTTTTCTTTCTTCTTATTTTGAGTAATTGATTAGCAAGTTTTATGTTTTTTATTTCTCTTAAATCAATAGCATCTTCAATATCTATACCTTTTTGAGCTATAGCAGTTTGTATGTTGTTTTCTAATATTTGTTTTTCTTCATCATCAGGTGTTAATTCTATAAATATACCAAAATCATGTATATGTAAATTAGACATTTCCTCTAGTGTAGCTACGTTGTGTACACCTATACTTTGTATAAAAGCCTCTTTTGTAGGAGAATATTCTATTATATCTGATATTCTAAGTGAAATACACTCTGAAAGCTCTGAAGTTAAAAACAAACCTGACTGCAATATGTGTCTAGTTGCTGTATTAGAATTTGCTGCTGCAAGTTTTTGAACTCCAACTAAAGCATCTTTTGATGGTGTGCTACCGTCTCTTGCTTCATTCAAACCAGTAACATCTCTTATCATTTGCAAGTAGTAATTATAGTTTGCTATTAAACTTTGCATTTTAGCACCACCATTACCACTGGCTACTTCTTGTATAGGTACTTTACCTCTATTAATATCACCATCTGATGTAAGTGATCTACCTATAATACTACCAGTTTGAAAAAACATATTAAGAGCTTCTTGTGGATTATAGTTTGTTCCATTACCAAGATCAACTTCTGCTATGCCATCAGCATCTAAATAAACACCATCAGGTATTAATCTAGACATTACTTGTTGTAGTTTTAAATGAGTTAGCTGAATCATATCAGCAAAACCAGTTATTCTACTAACTAAAGATTCAACTCTACCATTGTACATACGAGGTGCAACAATACTATAATTCATTTTAACTTTAGTATTATCACTTTTAGGTCGCATCATATTTTTAGCCATCTGCCATTTTAAAAGCTTGCTGCTACCTAAAGTCATAACACCTTCATACAAAACCTCTAATGATCTAGAAACTTTTTCAAAATTTTCATCTAAAATATCAACAGGCGGATTAAATGTATCATCTTTTACTATCACTCTACTACCTCCAGTACCTGTTGTTTTTACTTTATAAACCTCATTCATGTATGTTTTATAATTAAAATATAAAACATCTATTTGGTTATTATCTCTTTGATCATAATGGTATCTGCTACCATAATTTTTTACCGTGCTAGAATAGTTTTGTATTTCTTCTAAATCCTCATTTGTTAAATTTGGAAACTCTTTTTTTAATTCGTTAATTGTTACTGTCTTTAATTCACCTACATAATAAATATCTTCAAAGTAAGGTGAATCAGTATAAGAATATACTAAATCTACTGGATCAACATAATCTACTTTAAGTCCTTCAGACTCTGTAAAACTATTTTTTACACAACCAATACCTAAAACAGTTAAATCATAATTAACTCTTTTTCTTATTAAATCGTATTTGTTTGTTTCTAAAATAGTATTTATTGCTTGCTCTTCTGCTACTTCAATTGCTTGCTTATATGTTAGCTGCATGTGTAGCTCAAGTTCTTCTCTTGTTTCAGGAAGTTCATCTTCAGGTGTGTCTGATATATCTATACCAAAAGCCTGCTTTGTATACTGAGCTAAGTCTATAGTTTCCATATCAGCTAGTATAGTTTCCATATAGTCTGTTCTTTTTGCAATACCATATGGATCTTGAGAATAAGCTTTTATATCATATGTTCTTTCAGATATACCATTAACAACTATATCAACAAATTTTGGTATGATAGGTACTGGTTTCCAGTCTAAATTAAGATAAGATAAATCACCATTAATTGATAATTCATCTTTGTATTTTTGTACAGGCTGTTCTCCCCTAGCATAAAGCCTAAGCCTACGATAACTATTGTAGTTACTCTTGTATCTTGTAGTTTGATTATCACTATAAAACCACTCACTTTCTATAGCTCTAGCAACTTCAAGACCATATTCTGGACTCATTTTTTCAAGATCACTAACTACTTGGCTGGGAAAATAATTTTTTGTAGAATTAGCCATACTGTTCTGTTATTATTTTAGATGACATGCCTTGATTTTCATATCTAGCAAATCCAATATTTATTTTTCTTTTTTCTTTTTGCATATTTGGTGCATATAAGTTTCTATTACAAGCCATTACAGCTAAACCACTACTTATAGATGCATCAAATTTTGTTCTATTATTTATGTCAAACTTCGACCAATCATTTAATGTTTTATTAAAATACATATTACCATAATCACCTTCATTTTTTAAACCAACGTGTTCTTGTATATACATTTCAATTGCTGCAGCGTGAGCTTGTTTTATATCTTCACTAGAGTTTGGTATACCACCTATTTCTCTTTCTGTATTAGACAAATTATTCCAAACTTTATCTGGTCTATTCATAGAATAACCTCTATAACCTCTACGTCTTAAATAGTATAAAAGTCTAGGTTTATTATTTTCTGCAAGTATAGGCATACCATAAAAAACTAGTGCCATTAGTACATCTTCAAAAAATATTTCTGCAGTTTGAGGTCTAGCTAAATATTCTAAAAAGAAACTGTTAGGTGGAGCGTCTTCCATCGAAAACTTTGTTAATCCGTGTAAAGCTCCTTTAGAACCTTGACCGTCAACAGTACCAGATATATCATAACTATCACATCCAAAAGCACCTATATGTTCATTACCCGGTTTTTTACCGTTGTTAGTTTGTGTTACTTTATTTTGCAAATGACTTGGTGGTATCCAGCTAATATTAAATCTACCGTTAATATCTGGATAAAATATTACTTTTGAATCTTTAATACCATTTATCCACTGAAAATTACCTGTAGTTATAGCTGTATTATTATTAACACCTTCATTATAATCTATTTGCTCGTATATTTTAGCTAAGTTAAATATACTATTTTTAGTTTCATCTCTAAATGCATGTTCCTCTGTTCTAGGAAACTGCCTGTAAAATTCATTTAAAGCATCAGGATTATTTTTTAATCCATCAACTTCGTTTTGCCAATGATCTAATATGCCTGTATCTATATATTCCTCATAAGGTCCTTTAACTTCTGTTTTAGGTGTATCAAATACTGGCTGACCGTACTCATCAATAAACCCTTCGTAATTCCATTCCATAGGAATAAAAAGGCTATAAAGCCCAGAACTAGTCTGCCCATTTCTATTTCTTTTTGTGACATCTGAATCTCTATATAGTTTTTTAAAATTCTCACCACCTTTGTCTAAAGCATTAGAAGTAGATCCCATCATGCATTTACCTATAACTCTACTACCTAATCTTAACGTTGTTTTCGTGACTTGCCAGTTGTTGAGTATGTTGTTTGGCTTTTCCCACTTCCCTGATTCATCATGTACGAGGAGTTTAAGTTTTTCCCCATCGTATGAGTTGTCGCCGGTATTCTTCCAGTCGATTGTGGTGTCCAACCCTTGTAAATCATCTGGTCTTTCCGTACTCGTGATACTCCGTCTGGTAAGTTTTGATGCTGGTACTCTGAATGCAAGTTCTGTTTTAGGTCTATCCATACCGTCTTGGATTGGCTTGAAGAAAAAGGGGTAGTTGACGGATATCGGCACGACTTTGTCAGTGAACATCTTCTTAGCATCGGGTCCGGACTTGGACAAAATGCCATACCTCGAATCACTGGATATTGTAGCAAGGTTAACTGATTCTCCACTTGCCATGAAAGAAAACCCTGACCGTCTATTCTTAAGGTAACACATCCCATAGGATCTTGGATCTGATTTACAAGCCTCCCAAAAGATGTAGAATAATCTATTGGCTTCACGATAATCTGGTTTTCCAACGTCAATTTTACTCCATTGCAAGTACATGTAATGAGTGCCAGTAATATAAGTAGGGACACCCCTATTATAGTACCATAAACCTTCTTCTCTAGTTTTAAACTCATTCTCTATGTATTCAATATATTTTTCTTTAAAATGATTCGAGTATGTTTTCCAATCAAAGATTGTTTTTATCTTACTAAGTTCTTTAGGGTATTCAGTGTACTCCCATTTATTACTTTTAAACTTAACAACATTAGTTTGTTTAGGTAAAGCTATCCTAAGATTTTGAATCTCATATATATCTCCAATCTGACCAGTCTTACTAATTATAACAATATCGTGTTCTTTGTTATAACCATACTCCCATTTCTTAGACTTGTTAAGTCTTGATATTGTATTTAATTTAATTGGAGTTATAACCTTATATAAGGTTTGTTTATACATATTATCCTGCTGTGAAATAAGCGTATTCTAATAATATAGTATGGCTACTAGAAGACTTAACATTTACAACTACACTTGATTTAGATGGGAAAAACGCAAATTCTCCTGCAGCAATTCTAAGACCTTCTGTTGAGGTAAATAAAACTGATAATTGATTCGTAGTTGCAGTAGTTCCATCACCTTGAAATCCTGTGTGACTTATATAAACATATTGATTAGCGGAACCTGAAGGTACAAGTGCTACATCTGATCCACTGCTAGCTTCAGCAGTTATTTTAGAAATACCTACAATTGGAGCAACTACTGTTAATGAATCCGTTACAGAAAAACTTAATGTATCTGAAGTTACATCTGTACTTGCTAATGTTAATGTGGGTGTTAATGTTGCCATATTTTTTTATTTAGATCTTTTTTCTGCAAAACCACTAAATGATACATTTTGATTTGTATCAAATGGTATTTTGTTTTCTAATATATTTTCTTCTTCTTCTATTCTTTTAAGTATTTCAAACGCATCAAAGATAGCTAGTTTTTTTGTTGCAGCAGCATTTTTTAATCTATCTGCCGATATGTCATCATCTGAATCAACAATAGCTTCTTTAGCTACTTTAATTAATTCTTCAACTGCTACTTGCCCAGCTTGGATTATATTCTTCTTCGTCTCCTTTGTATTCATATTTAATTGTAATTTGACTAGTTAAAACTCTATATAGTCTTTCACCGTCAATAATAAATTCATAAGTGCTAACAGGTGTAAATCCTACTAAGTCACCTTCTTTTAAACCAAACTCTAAAAGTGCTTTGTTATTTTGTTTTAAAACACCTACGCACTCTTTTTCTTGATTAGAAGAATATTTATCTGTAGATTTTATTGGTTTTACAAAACAAAAACCATCTGTGGCTATCCACTTATTATTTCTTTTATAAGAAAATATTTGATCTTCTTTTACACAATAAGTGTTTTCATCTATATAACTTCTACTATTTTTTTCTTCAGCTTTTACATTATGCCATCTTCTAAATACATTGTGGTGAACTATTATTTCATCACCTACTTGTATTTTAGTAGGTACAGCTATAGGTATTGATTTAACTATAGCTTGCCTACTAACATATTGATGATTATATATTTCTGTATTAAGTATAAGTTTTTTATCACCTACTTTTTTGACATTATTATATCTTGATGTTTTAGGTGATATAATAAAATCATATATACTTTGCATTAATATTCTAGATTATATTCTACAGATATGGCCATATTTTTATTGAAGTTTTTCCAAATAATAACATCTTTATCTTTTTGAATATATATGTCATATCCTTCATCTTCTTCAATTATATTAGAAATTTTATGTCCTCCATAAACCTCTTGACCTACAGAATAGTGCATTGATTCGTTTTTATAATCTTTACCAATGCTAATTTTACGTATTAGCTTGCTGCTCATCTTCAATAGGTGTTATGGTACCGTCTACAATATTAACGTTTACTTTACCGTATTCTTCTTCTAACTTTAATTGAAACTCTCTAAGATCTTTTTGTACTTCACCTACTTGATGAAGCAAAATGTGCTTTTGTGTTTCAAGCTGACCAATTTGTGATTGACCATTGTTTATTTGTTTAACTAGATTATGTATTGTTTCTAATTGATCTTTTTTAATTTTTTTATCTTCACTCATAATTTTAAATTTAATTAAATTTTACTTATTGTAATTAGTATTACAGATATTACTTGTTTTTTAAGTATGTGTACCATCACCATCTGTGATTGTCCAACCTCTACTAACTAATGTTGTTCTAGCAGCTTGACCTGCGGAGTCTGTTAAACGAGCAGTGCTAAAGTCTACTGTCACGTTACTTTGTGTTGATTGTGCTGCCCAACCTATAATTGTAGCTTTATAATTAGCGTCAGATAAAGAAGCAGCACCATTAAACATTTCTGTCATATCTGTTACATTGCTTATATTCCAACTAGCAAGGTTTTGATTAAAAACCATACCTAACTCTCCACCTTTAAACATTTTATTCATACTTGTAACACTACTTGTATTCCAACCACTAATATCTTGGTTAAAATTTTCAGCACCCTCAAACATACTAGCCATAGTAGTAACATTACTAACGTTCCAAGAACTAATATTTTGATTAAAAGATTGTGCGTTTTTAAACATAAGAGTCATACTATTAGTAACACCACTTACATTCCAACTAGTAATATTTCCATTAAAAGCAGTTGCATCTTTAAACATTTCACTCATATTCGTTACGCTACTCACATCCCAAGAATTTAGATCTTGATTAAAAGAAGTAGCTCCGGAAAACATTGATCCCATAGTAGTAACATTACCTGTATTCCAAGAATTACAAGTTTGATTAAAAGAAGTAGCTCCTCTAAACATATTCACCATACTAGTAACATCTGCAGTATCCCAAGAATTAATACTTTGATTAAAAGATGTAGCATTCATGAACGTTTGTAGGAAATCAGTGGCACTTCCTGTATTCCAACCACCTATATTTTGATTAAAAGCACTAGCACCAAAAAACATACTAGTAAATAACTGTACATTGCTAACATCCCAACTAGTAACATTGCTGTCATTAAAATTTGTTACACCAGAAAAACAGCTCTCTAAACTTGTACATCTTGAAAGATCTGGTGTGTCACTAGCACTTATATTTAAATTTGTGTCTGCACCTTTAAATTTTAATTTTCTCCATTTTATATTGCCCCAAGCAGATATATCACTTATATTAAAATTAGAACTGTTTACACTAGGATCTATAGTAAATTCAGGAAATGCTTCTGTTGTTGCTGCTACTACATTACCATTATATGTGCTTGTTGATCCACCACCACTATTGTCTGCTATAGTTGCTGTAAATACAGTAAAACTATTAGAAGAATTAATAGCTTTTGTAGTGCCACTCCCAAAATCAAAAACTGCATCATATTCACTACGAGTGCCATCTATACTTATTCTAGCTGCATAAGTGCTACCTGCAGGGAATGTATAAGTGAATGCAAATGCTGTTGATGTTGTTGCTGTAGGATAACCTCTATATTGATTCGCGTTAGTTACATTACTTAAACTACCACTTAAATCTCCAGAGTAAGTTGTATCAAATAAAGAAACATTAGATGCAGCTATTAAATCATTTAAATTATCAGTGCTAGCTACAGATCCACCACCTTCAGTTATAGCACCTTGTATTGTAGTGTTATCACTGTTACCAAACATACTAAAACTACCGCTAGTAGGTACACCCATATTACTTAAGTTTTTCTTCTATTGCTACTAATTTTTCTTCTAATTCAAGTATTGCTTTATGCATGTGAGCTAATACTCCTCTATCACTCATACTCAACATACCTTCGTTGTTTTCATAAACTATATGAGGTATCACTTCTTTAACTTCTTGAGCTATAAAACCAGACTCTCTTTCATTGTCTTTAATATAATTGTAAGATGTAAATTGTTTAATTATTTCTAAACCTTCTTTTATAGGTTTTATTTCAGATTTTAATCTTTTATCTGAAGTTGTTACAAAGTTGGCAGCTGTTAAAGCACCGCTACTAGAATTAAAGGTTAAGTTACTACCACTTTTAGGTGCTAAATTACCTGTTGCTGCAGTAGCAAATATAGGAAAGCATGTTGTGTCGCTAGACTCATCAGCAACTGTTATGGTTGTAGCAATGGCTGCTGTACCGGTTGTATCTTGATTACCAGTTGTATCTACACCCGGTAAAGTAATATTACTTGATCCATCAAAAGATACACCACCAATATTTCTAGGTGTGGTTAAAGTAGCAGAACTACTTGTTGTCGCTGTGCCATCAGAAGCTATAGTCATATTGCCACTAATACCAGCATATATATACTCTTTTACATTTTGTAATTTAAAATTTTTTGTAGTTGTACCAGAGTCTGTACCAATTAGTTTATCATTATTTGATACACTACTATCTAAATCATAAGTTGATATTCTAGCCATTTATTTTTGTTTAGCGCTTGTTCCGTAATAGTATGCAAAGATATTGCTTATAACAACACCTTCTACCATACCCATAAGATGTACAAATAAATCATTGTCAGTTACTGTAGGTACATAAACTACAGCATATATTATAAAAGCAAATGACATCAACCCAACTATTCCGGTTAATGTCATCATAAAATCTTTTTTGCCAGTTTTAGCAACTTCTATCTCTCTGTTTCTAGCAGAGTCTCTATCAGCTACTTCTAGCTTGTACATTTCAGCATGTTGCTTATTTAATATCTTTTTATCTTCGGGTGATATTTTAGGATCATTATCTATCATTTTACCTACCATAGTAAGTACACCTGCGTCTGGTATTAAATCACCTGCAACATTAAGTATTTTAGGTGCTATGTTTTTTAATAAACCACCTAACTTAGTGTCTTTAAATTTTTTCTTTTCACTCATGTTCTTCTTCTTCTTTTTCCACTCACTCTTTTACGCCTAGAAGCTCTATATGCTTCTTTTTCCCAAGGTAAATTTCTACTACCTTCATCTATTTTATTTCTTGGGTATGTCTTGCCTTTCCAATAAAAATTTTTATCATCATAATCAAGATCACCTCTTCTCATTTGTTCTAAATGAACTTTTTCATGAGCTATCACTCTTTTTGCTTGAGCACTTTTTTTGTTCATAGATTTATTAATAAGTATTGTATTACCTTTATTTGCCTGGCCTAAAACATTTTTACCTAAACGCTTTTTAATTACACGTACCATACTTATCTATCTTTGTCTTTTATCATATCATCTAAAGCTTTATTCATTACTTTATCAGTATATGTTTTGTTTTTATGAAAAACATTTCTTTCTGTAAATGGTGGATCTTCTTCACCTAGTAGTATTCTATATATTCTACTTATTACTTGACTACATTTAAACGATGTTTTAAAAACACTATATTTAATAGTTGTTCTATTACGTTGTCTCCAAACTTCTATCCAACCCTCTTTTTTTAATCTTTCCCACCTATGCTTATCCCAAGTATACGTATAAGCACCATCTATAAATTCATTACGTGTAAATCTTCCTTTACAATCTAAGTATATTAATAATTCAAGATCAGCATCACTTAAACCATAAGTTTTACAGACCCACTTACGTGTGAGCCTGTAATACTTAAGGATGTTAAGATCACGAAGATCTTGTGCTGTTAGTCTCAATTATTATGAGTCTAAAGTAGCAGCGGTACCAGTAATATCTGGATGTAAAAATACTGAGTTTACTATATCGCAAACAACAATAAATCCATCAACATGAGGTCCACCGTTAATAGCTTGAACTAGAGCTTGTATGACATCTTTTTCCTTCCCAGTTGTAATTGTTAAGGTTACAAGGTCAATTTCAGTAGTAGCTCCAGCACCAGTGACAGCAGATTTGAATCTTAATTTAAGAGTTGTGTCTCCGTCATGAATAATTCCAAACAAACTCTCTACTGGATAGAGTTGAGCATCATTATCGCCATCTTGAAAATATAAAAATTTATTCATAATTATTATTTATTTTAAGTTTTAAAATTAATTTACCGTTTGTGGTTAAAGGATTCTGGATTTAGGTTTCTGGCTTATTCTATATTAATAGAATTTTTTTATTCGACAAGAACTACGTCTTGTGCTCTTATAATTTTATAAAGGGTGTCTCCATAGTTAATACCGTGTCCTGCATGCTTGTCATAGTATACTATGTCTTTATCATTGACACCCTCGACCTTACTGCCGCAGCTGATAACCTTAGCTCTAATGTAACGATTATCTAGGTCTGTCTTCTCTGTGAAAATAAGTCCAGCAATCTTTTTTTGCTCTTCTTTTATATCACTTACTATTAAATAGTAATTAATTGCTTTCATTAGTCCTCATATTAGATATAACACAATCTGCAGATATAATAGTTGATATTACACTTACTGCATTTTTTAAAGCCGTCTTTGTAACTAATACAGGATCTATAATCCCACTTTTTACCATGTTAACATGTTCACCAGATACAACATTAAAGCCCCAACCTTTTTTTAAAGGTTCAACTGAGTCTTCTATACCTGCATTTTCTAGTATAGTGTTATAAGGTGAGCGTATTGCTTGTAATAATATATTTTCACAATCGTTAGAAGGTTTTATGTTTTGTGATGCATTTAATAAAGCTATGCCACCACCAGAAATAATACCTTCTTTTAATGCTGCTTTTACAGCATATATTGCATCTTCAACACGATCTCTTTTTTCTTTTAACTCAACTTTTGAGTCCGCACCTACTTTTACAATACCGACAGAACCAGATAGTACGCTAAGTCTATCTTGTAATTTTCTTTTTATAAATTCGTTTTTTTCTTTATCTATTTTATTTTCAACATCAGATATTCTTTCACTAATATCACTATTAACTTCTTTTACAGTAAGTACAGTGTTTTTATTATCTGTTACTGATTTTAATACTTCACCTAAACAATCAGGCTGTATTAAATCTAAATCATCACCAAGTTCTTCACTTATTACTTTAGCACCAGTAATTATAGCTAAATCTTCTATGGCATCATCTTTAGTAGGGCCAAAGCCAGGTGTATCAATAATATTAACACTAATATTGCCTTTAACTTTGTTCATCATTAAAGCTGACTGAACTTGCTGTGCTACTGGAGCTACTATTAATAAACTTCTTTTGTTTTTAATAACATACTCTAGTATAGTTTGTATTTTTCTTACGCTTGATATTTCTGATGAAACTGTTAATACTAATGGATTATCTAGTATTGCAGTCTCTCTATCTTTATCTGTTACAAAGTGTGGTGATTTTAAACCGCAGTCTATCTGCACACCATCAACAGTTTGTACGTAGGTTTCATTTGTTTCTGAGCTTTCCATTAATACAACACCGTTTTTACCTACAACGTTGTATGCTTCAGCAATAGTGCTACCTAGTCCTTGATCATTGTTACATGATATAGCAGCAACACTATCTAACATTTTACCAGAAACTTCTATACTATTTTTATCAAGGTATTTATTTACTTTATTTAAAGCAGAGTTTATACCTAATTTTACTTGTCTTGTAGTATACGCAGAATTTTTGTTTACTTCATTTAATAGTGACTCGGCAAGTACGATAGCTGTTGTAGTACCGTCACCTGCCTCCCTCACTGTATTTCTAGAAGCCTCTTTAATAAGAGTAGCTCCTATGTTCTCCACTGGATCAAACAAGACAACCGATTCCGCCACGGTTACTCCGTCTTTTGTGATCACTGGTTTACCTCTAGCATCTTCGTAAATTACACATTTACCAGATGCACCTAGAGTAGATTTAACAGCGCCTGCTAGTTTTTCTACCCCAGTTGATATTCTGTTTTTAGCTGAGTCACCAAAGTTTAAGTCTTTGACAATCTCGCTAGGCTGATTGTATTCCATTAAATTAAATTAAATTAAATTGATTATATATTATGACTTTTTTGCCCTTCTCATTAATTTACCAGATTCTTTAGATTTTACTTTTTTACCATCTACCTTTTTACCTTTATATCCGTAAAGTTTTGATGGTTTTGAATAATATTTAGACTTTTGTCTGTTTTTTATTGAACTTTTCGTTTTTTCAACTTGTTGACCTTTTTTATTAGTCTTTGTCTTTATCTTTTCTTTCTGTGTTAAAGGAATAGTACCTAATTCTTTATGACTTTTATCTTTTTTTGAATCAACATGTTTAAATTTAGTAATTTTTTTCCCACTTCTTCTTGTTATATTTTTTGTAGTGGAAGTACCTCCTTTATTTTTTATTATCTTAACTTTTTTTTGTTTTTTTACTGGCATGATTTTAATTTTTTTAAAAGACTAACCTGAAGGCTAGTCTTTGTTAATTTATTTTTTCTTTTTCTTCATCATCATAGCGCCATTTTTTTTCTTCATCATCGCTCCGTTCTTCTTCTTCATCATGGCACCATTCTTCTTTTTCATCATGGGTCCATCATTTTTTTTCTTCATCATAGGACCTTTCTTTTTTTTCATCATAACTATAATTATTTAAATATTTAAAACGTTTTAACTACTTTAGGACCTTTTAAAGCCTCAAGTTTCTTATTGTAATGTTCGATACTACCATCGATAGCAGCTTCAGCACCATCTAAGGTCTCTCTTCTTGTAACGTCGTACCAAACATCTTCACTGTCGATGTCTCGGTGCTCGGTTTGATAAAACCCATTAGGTAATTGCGTAATCCTCCAGTTGCTTTTTAGGGCAACATGCTTGAGTTTGTTAACTACATCTGGATTTAATTGTGTTTGGTTGTTCACTGTGTTTGAACGGTAATAAAAATATGTCATGGTTTTTAAATTTACATGGTTAAACCGCAATATCGCGGGTTTTTTTAAGGTTTTTTACCTTTTAATATTTTTTTTGTCTTCAATCATAGCGTTCATTAACCTTATTGATATAAATAATAAAGTTAATCCTATAATCATCGCTATAAAAGCATCTTTTTCCATTAAAGCTGTCATTTTTTATGTTTTTTAATAGCCGTAGCGTCTTTTTGTCTTCTCGTTTTTAGTACCACCACGTCCTCCGGCACGATTTTTTGATGATTTTACGCATTTTTTTGTTCTATGGTCGTAATCTTGACCTTTAGGGCACTTTTTTAACTGAGCAGTACGTTTTGTAAACTTACGATACTCACTCATTGCTGCTTTTTTATCTCTAGCAGACTTGTTTTTTTTAGCTTGCGCTGATAATTTTTGTGCCATACAAATAATATTACATGTAAAAGTGATTTTTTAAAAAAGTATGACAATAGCCACTTACTCTATATAACTAACTACCTAATGTCACATTAGATGTAGAGATAATTTGTGTTATACCTATATATACTACAAACAAAATACGAGAGGGAACTTATTTTTATTGACCCAGCCCCCCTATTGTTTACATTTTGTGTACAAAAGTTTTACAATTTATGTACGAGTTATTATAGATAATATATATAACTAATTTATTTTTTATTAAATGTTTTAGGTTTTTATTTTAATAATTCACTCACAATTTAAATAAGAGATATGTTAGATAATATAATTAAATAAATTTTTAAATTAAATAAATATAATTATGACTACTAATAATATAACAACTAAACGATTTGTAATACGTAAGACGTTAATAGGTACTAACACTGTAATAACGTTTACCACTAACAAAGGTAAGAAGGTTTCATATGATCACGATAAGGTTTATACTGCTCACAAGAAAAGGTTTGAAAGTATGCCATGCTTTGCTAAGTATAAATCTTATACTAATACTAACAACTTACCTGTTTTTGTTAGAAATATGAAGGAGCTCGTTTGAGTTCCTTTACAAACTAAATACTAAATTAAATTGATAATATAATTAAATAAACTACTATGATAAATTATAATAATAAAATGAAAGAATTACTAGGTAATAATTTGGAATTAATGATAAAAAATAGAGCGTTTGATCACTGCTCATGGATTGAAGAAGATGAAGATCAAATATACTGTATAATAAAGCACAGCTTCGACTTGTACAAAGATAATGACTTTGAGGACATGCTCGATGGCGCTGCTGAAGTCAGTGAGGAGTATGACAGACAGTCAGAGCTTTATGAAACGCAGCTACTTTTTACTAAGTAGTTGCTTCGGCCCGTGGGCTGTGTATAGCAACTCACAATTTAAATAATAAATATATAGGATAATATATATAAATAAAATAAATAATTAATACCAATAATAATAAATCAATTGGCAATATTGCCGCAAAACCTTAAACCCCATAATTATGGAGCCGTTTGAGTTGAAAAATCCTGCCTCACCCGCAGGTCAGTTAGTCACGTTTTTCGGTGACTGTGTGTTTAGTTTCTTGGATCACGAAGGTCTTCACGACTTCGAGGTTGAGTTAAGGAATCCTACGGATGAATTTCCTGAAGGTTCTGAAGCTTATACCATCTTCACCCATTATACTAGTTTGTATAATGATGAGGATTTTAGCATGATCCTCGATTCTGCTGAGTCGCTGTCAGAAATGACTAACGACCAAGGTAGGATCGAAACTCAGGTTCTGCATAATGCAGTAACTCTGAGGGATGGTTGGGTCGATTGGTCCCCATCCGATTTTGTTAAATAAACCTGCTTAAGCTAACTAGCTAAGCTGGATAAGTAACCATTGCTCCCCGCAATGTGTATAGCAGACCTATGCCCTTTCGATTGGAAAGTATACTTAACATATTTAATAATGTGACAATAGCCTGTTACTCTATAATAATTAATAGCCTAATGTCACACTTTTTTTTTAATAGTAATGTATAGCATTTTACAATTTAAATACGAATGACTACAGATAATATATATGAATTTAATTTTTAACCTTTAAATAATTTAATTATGACTACTACTAAAAAAACAACTAATCGCTTCATTATTGCTAAGTCACTCATAGGTAAAAATACTATCATTACCTTTAAAAATAAAAAAGGTGATGACTGTACTTATAATCATGATAAAGTATATAATACTTTAAAAGATAGATTTGAAGCAATGCCATGTTTCGAGAAATATAAAAGCTATACTAATTCCAATAATCTACCAAAATTCGTTAGAAATATAGAATTTATATAATTTTAGTAGTCAGAGAGTTTGCC